TGCCTGATAAGCCAGTGTTAATCGAAGCAACCAAGGTAGACCGTGGTGTAGTTAGTATCACAATCAACAAGGAGTTCTTGCTAAGGCTGAGTCAAGCAGCACACGAGCAGCTGATGATGACGAGACCCTTCTGCGATGACAATAGACCAGACTGCCCTGACTGCTATGCGGATAGGACAGTCTATGCTGAATGGTATGATGTAGTAGACGGACTGACTCGTGCAATATCGGTAGTCAACAGCGGCGGCCCAAAGGTGGGTGCAATCGGTGTAGTGGCAGACCCTCTGCCAGGAGGTAACTAATGGTTGAAGTGTTCTGGATTCTTGTAACAATCGCAGCCATTTATACATATGGATTAGTGAGGAGTGTATGACAATCACAGACAAGCAAGTACGAACAGTTCTATTCTTTATTGGCATCGCATTGATGGCACTAGGTGCTTACTTGCGTTGGTTCTACTAAGATGGAAAGGAGGTGAATAAGATGTCTCAACATATGCTAGTTAAAAACGGCAAAGCATATCAGTATGGCTACGACGGGGCGCTGCAACAGTACTACATTACTCTAGTCGATGAAGAGGATGGGTATGTACCACTATGCGGACCATTGTCTGAGCTATATGGCAATAAGACTGGCTTCTACGAAGTGTTGGAACAGGAAGGCTTGCTCGATGCAATGCCAACCATCCATCGCTACGCAGTTGCAGTCGACCTGCCATTCTAGGAGGTAACAATGTTCAAGCGTTGTCACATTCTAATGAACGGCAAGCTATGTAAGTACGAGGGAAGCCTGCTCTTCACAAGGAATAGGCGACCCGTGTGTACCATACATCGCAAGCTATTGGTTGAGCACGAGCCAGTACAGTGGGCACCCAAGCGCCTGCTAGATTGGGATGCTGCCAACCAGATGCGAGACAAGGCAGCGGCACTTGCCCTTGCCATAATGAACGAAGAGTATTACAAGGGGGTAAACGATGGGCTATGACATTAGCACACGCCTTGCCGACAGGGACAAGGCAGAAGAGTTCGCTAAGCAATACGGATATACCTATATGTTCGACAAAGATAGCGGTGAGTATCAAGGTGATGCGACACCTTACTTCCGAGCAAACATCTGGGGTATGGGTACCATCCGACGCGTACTTGTTGACTTGTATAACAGCAAGCCTAACACAACGCTCGACCAGGATAACAAGTTCACGCAAGTCCTTGAGAAGTTTAGTTGGAACGACGGTGCACATGTAACAGTGGCTGACTGCCAGTACTTGATTGATTTGTGGAACAAGGACAAGGCTATTGACTTTGTCATTGCTGATTTGAATAGAGAAGTTGACGAAGACCCTGACTTCCTCAAGACCAAGCGGTATGACGAGGAGACGCAAGCCTTCGTTAACTATACTGCTTCGATTGACGAGGTAGTTAATGGACGAGTCGCCCTATGCGAGGAGTTCATTGCGTATCTAGGTATTGCCAAGGAACTAGACGGTTGCTTGGTCTGGTAAACATATAGCCCTGCTAGCCTAGTGCTAGCAGGGCAGAAAGGTGGAGACATGAACACAAACTGGAAGAAGTACGAGGTAGAGTTGGTGCGAGTCGGCGACGACGGGGATAGGGTGCGAGTGGTAACACCTGCTGACCTAGCTTCAATGTTCGATGAGTTCGCAGACAAGGCTACCAAGGAAGCACTATTCGTTGTGGCATTCGATGGCCAGAACGGGGTGATTGGTATCAACCAGGTGTACAGTGGCACGGCAACCGGAACATCAGTTCGTATTGCTGAAGTTCTTCAGCCAGTCATTGCGATGAATGCGGTGGGGTTTGCACTCGTGCACAACCACCCAAGCACCAATGTGCAGGCGTCTGCACAAGACCTTGAACTGACAAAGGAGATGCTCAAGGCAGCGTCGCTTATGGACCTGACAATGCTTGACCATCTGGTCATTGGTGGCAAGGGTGATGAGACATACACCAGTATCCGCCGTGACAATCAGGATATGGATTGGGATAATGACCGCACAGTTACCAGTTAGTATATGCCCCAGCCATTGGTGTGCTGGGCGTAGTCGTCTTCCTCTGCCGTCGGCGGGGGCGGGCGAGAAAGGGGTAGCAATGGTCCTTGGCGACACGCAAAAAATGAACATGTACTGGGAACTTACCGTTACAGATGTTAACGATAACGACCGCAAGTATGTGTACTACGGCGGTGCGTTCGTTGATATTGTGTACAAAGATAAGGTGATAGACACCTTCTCAGTGTATGACTTTATCAACGGGCGACGCACCGTTGAAAGCGTCGAGCAGTTGCTAGCAGTAATAGAAAGGAGAATGTATGCAGCTGACAAATAAGAAAAGTTGTGGTCGCAAGACACACAAGGTATCGGTATCGGTATATAACTTCGAGACAGTCGAGCAAGTGGTCGGGTCATCCCTCTTCATGTTTGAGGGTACGACGCAGGAGATTGCTAAACTGGTAGACAAGTTGGGTGCCGATGAATCCAAGTTCGCAAGCGCCCGCATCTGCCGACAGGCATGCTGCCAAGCAGCAGCGGCAGCGACGGGGCTCAAAGATGTAGAGGAGATTTTGTATGAGTAACTACGATGAGGTTAGGTCAGCACTAGAGAAAGCACAGTCACTAGCAGGTGACGCATATGACCTAGCAGATAGTGCTGAGTCATACGCAAACGATGCATCCAGCCATGCAAGTCGTGCATCTGATGCTATCAATGATGCGCTGGAAGAACTGGCAAAGTTCCAGCCATTCGATAGCAATGAGTTGGAACGACTGATGGAAATCCAGTTCGCATTAATTAATGTACTAGAAGTTAATGCACGACGCATTAATAACCTAGTGAATGGCGAAGAGTTCACCTATTCAGAGGTGTTATTCTTGCGTTACCTGCACCCATTGCTCGTCAACCTGACGACACGGGGAACAGATGACATCCTAGTATACAGTGACCGCATCACTGAGTTCGAGAACCAGTACATCACTACGGATGATGTACTTGGCAGCAAGTACGGTAGAGCAATCAAGTATTATGTAGATAAGAAGGAGGCAACTAATGTTCAAGGGTAAGAAGTCTAAGGTTAAGACACTCAAGACTGGTGTTCCAAAGGCGCGTGACCTCAAAGAGTATGAGTCAATCATCTCTATGAAGGTAGACAACCTTGAGCACCTGACAAATGTGTTCGTCAATGCAATCCCAGAGATTGGACGCAAGCTAGCCAAGGCTGGCGGGTATGAGTATGGTAAGAACTCACTCATGTCCACGCTTGCAGTTGCAAGCAGCCTGAACGAGGCAACGGAGAGCATTGCAGTGACTAGGTATCACGAGCAGCGACTAGCATACGCTGACTTCAATGGATATAGTGATGAGCCATGGCAGTCTATCGACAATTGCGGCAATGTAATTCGAGGTGACTTCCAGGATCTATACGAATCTCCACAGTACGAAGTCATCATCCGTGTTGTTGCTCCAGTCAAGGACAAAGAGAAACTCTGCAAGCACGGAGTTAAGTAATACAGAGTGGGGCAGTTCTAGGGACAGGCTGCCCCACTCACCCCCAATAGGAGGCAACATGTGCAAGGAGTATAACGGCTGGTCTAACTACGAAACATGGAACGCTAACCTATGGATTGGCAACGAGGAAGGCGTTGATAACATGGCAGTAGAACGATGCAAGCAAGAGGTTGAGTACTGCATCGACGAGGGACTGCAGCGTTTCCACGCTGAGTACAGGTGCGGTGAAGTACTAAAAGATATCTTCGAGGAGTTGTGGTTCCAAGAGATTCCAGCTGGTCCAGTGGGTGACGCTATCGGTTGTTACCTGTCAATGATTAACTGGCGTGAGATTGGCGATCACTACTACCAAACAGTAATGGAGTTAATCGAGAGCGAGAAAGAGGTAAACAATGACTGACTGGAGAGAGATAGTCAAGCAAGACTATAACGATAGGTACTCATACGAGGTGTACCATGATGACACATATTCTGATACATATGCAGAAGAACACAGAGCATTCCAAATCTGGGCTACGGTGGGGACCAAGCGTTACTTGCCGGTTGATCTAGTCATCAACCCAGATCAGGCTGAGCAAGTGGCAGAGATGCTGGCTGAAACAACGGCATACCTGCCATTGTATTTGCATGCACACTCAGGTGTAAGCGTTAGCACATCGCCATTCAGTGATCCGTTTGACAGTGGTCAATGTGGCTTTGCAGTTATCGTTGACCCAGATGCACACGGTATCTCAGTCGATGCAATGGGGCACGACTGGAACGCAACCATCACTGGGCTAGTCAAGGAGTACGACGCAGTACTCCGTGGTCAAGTGATAGGCTGGGTCATCCGTGAGAAGAAGACATGCAGTAGCTGCAATCATACTAGCGAGGAGGTAGTTGATGGTGTAGGCGGGTATGTAATGATGGACTACAAAGCCATCGATGGTCTCATCAATGGTGAGATTATCCCAAACATTGAGGCAATGATTAAAAGTGAGAAGGAGGCAGAACATGGGCCAGAATCCGTCAGCATCGGAGACGATTAGCATGGACTTCGACAAGTTCCTTCGCTATGTAGACCGCAGGTTCCAAGATATCTGCGGGCTAAGCATCAATGATGTGGAAGACTTTGACTTCCACGATTACTATCCTGGTGAGACAGCGAAAAAGATTGAGTATGCGCAGGCAGTGCAAGATGCAGCACGAGATTGCCTTAGCAATGCAGCGGGTGACGATGTTGCCAGCTACATTAGTCCAGTTGCAGAGTACTAACATGGAAACATGTGGTCGATGCAAGCAGGATAAAGCTATCATCCAGTGGGGTACATCGTTCGGTCCAGTACCTGGTAACTATTGTCCCCTATGCTGGGAGATACTGATGGGTATGTGGGTAATGACCCAGTATGACAGAGAGTTGGCAATCGAGCTAGTCGATGCAACCGTTGATGTAATCAGAAACCAGTACGGATACACTCTTCCATAAACTAATAGCCAAGCAGTGAATAACTGCTTGGCTATTTTTTTGACCCTTACTAGTGGCGTAGGGCGGGCGCGGGCGGACCCTCTCTTGCGACGGGGGTTACCTGCCTAGCTCCTTGATCCGCTCGACAGTGACAACGATGCGGCCATGACCCAGCGGAGCAAGCTTTCTAAACAGACGGGGTGATAGGTCGACGATTCCGAACCCATTCTTGCATGCCCGGCAGAAGTCCCGGACGATGGCGAACACACACTTGCCAGTCTTTACTGCGCACACCTTGATGGTGTACGGCTTGTCGCCCCATCTCCATGTGCCAACAGCTGCGTAGATCTTCTGCTCTCCGCTTAGGTACGGGCTGCATGTACGGAGGAATCCATCAACACATCTACCGCCCGCCCCATACCAGGTGGCGTCGCCCTTCCCGTCTGCGACGGGGTTGCCCATGACGATGGCTAGGGTGATGAGTGCGGCGATCATTGGATCGGTACCTTCTTGGTCTTCTTAGTGACATCGGGCAGCCCCTTGCTATCCGTCTTGAGTGCTGCCCTCAGACCGCTGCGTACCTCATTCAGTGTCTTCTTGATCCCATCCTCTACGCCCTTGTCGTATGCCTTCTGAACTGCCTTCTTGATTGCGTCGAATGCATGAGAGCACATCTCTTCTGCACACTCGCAGTCGTACTCGATGGTTACGCTAGTGAGTATATGATCCATGTCATGCCCCCTTAAATGTGGCCGTCGGTCGGTGGAACAGAAGCTCTGCCCTACCCGTCGGACCATTGCGATGCTTCGCAATCTTACAATGCACTGGCTCAGTGCTCACGTCAAGTGACACATCATTGCTGCGCCACATCATGAGCACCACGTCAGCATCCTGCTCGATTGCTCCGCTGTCTCGAAGGTCGGATAGCTTGGGCTCGTTGTTCTCCCTGTACTCCGACGATCTACTCAGCTGAGACAATGCTACCACAGGGATGTCGAGCTCACGTGCCAGTGCCTTCAGACCTCGGCTGATGTCGGCTACGTCGTACACCCTGTTGCCATCCTTGGTGTGTTTGTCTGGTGCCATCAGTTGCAGGTAGTCAACGATGATCATGTCTAGCCCATGCTCTTGTGCAAGGCGGCGGCACTTGGACCGCATCTCACCTGGGCTGTTGATGGATGAGTCTTCAACACGTAGCCTGCTGTCCCTAATAGACTTGGCTGTCTCCATCACCATGGTCAGCGCACTCAGGTCAAGCAGTCCATGCCTGATGTCATGCAGTGACACGCCAGATAGGGATGACAGCAGTCGGCTGCCGATCTCTTCTCTGCTCATCTCCATGCTGAAGATAGCGACCGACTTGTTGTGGTGTATCGCAGCATTGGCAGCCATCGCAGTAGCGAGAGCTGTCTTGCCTACGCTAGGGCGGGCAGCCACGATGATGAGGTTACCCTTCTGCCACCCACCTACGATGCTGTCGATGGACGCAATGCCGGACGGCACACCGCTCGAGCCGCCTGCCTGCATAACCTGAAGCCTGCTCAGCGTTTCGTCCATAACCTCGCCCATGTCAGAAAAGCGCCCAGAGGCACGGGATTTCCCGATTGACATAATCAGGCGCTCAGCCTCAGACAGCGCCTCCTGAGGGCTCCTGGACCCCCCTGCGAGGCTTCCAATGTTGCCTGCTGCCTGCTGTAGGGCACGGTAGGTGGCATTGGAGATGACGATCTCAAGGTATGACTCATAGTTCACACTGCTAGGGGTCGAGTCAATCAGGTCACAGATGCCAGTGTTGCCACCGACCTCGCTGACCCTGTCGCCCAGCTCATCGGACAGGGTGACCACGTCAATGGCTGCGCCCCTGCGCACCAGTTCCTTGACCGCAGAGTAAATGATCCGACACTCTCGGTCGGCGAAGTCATCCTCTGCTACACGATCAACGACGTTGCGTGCTGCCTCGCCATCAATGATGCATGCCCCTAGTAGCGCCCTCTCTGCTGCTCTACTTTGTGGTGGATTCATGCCACCTCCCACTTAAACTTCAACCCTGGGTAGTAATGATCTTGATGCAAGCATACCCAATACTTCTCACCAAGGTATAGGAACCCGTGCTTCTTATTCGTCGGACATGTCCTCGTCGAATATGCGAGCTTCGACTTGGTATTTGAACGGGTCTTCCGCTTGGTCCCAAGCCCGCTCAGGATCTGAGATGCTGATCGGCGTCCCACACGTCACCTCCAATATGCTACCTGATGTCCCCTCATCTGAGGTTACTGACCCCATCATATCACATGCCTCGCATGTTAGGAAGCTGCTCACCTTATTGTCGATGTGTACCTTAGGCCGGTGCCCCAGTGAGTGTGCCTTCTGGATGGACTCAATCTCCATCTCGCCCATCCTGCTTTGAATCCTGGTGGTGTATGCCTTCTTCCCTAGGGAATCGAAGTACATATCCTTGTAGTGCCTACCGATCTTCAGCTTTGCGATCATGTCGCTGCCCCTCCATCTGCTCAAGTGACAATGGTTTGTTTGGTTCTGGGAAACCAGTCAGCTGATAGTAGTCAATGCCCAGCTCTTTACAGTATGACCTGAGTGATACGCCCTTACGCTGAGCGTCCTCAATGAATAGACGAAGGACCTCCCTCTCAGCCTTGTGCTTCATAGCTCTCCATCGGGTTAGGGCATACCCTTGCTACCGACTTGTAGGATTTCCACGCATCGTAGATTGCAATGGCTGCCTTGTACTTCGGGAGGAAGTGGTTTGCCATTCGTACGAATAGCTCTGCCCACTCCTCGTTGTGCTGCCCTTCGACTGCGACGTGGGCAACTTCATGGATGATTGTGTCTTCGTCGGTTGGCGTCGTGCACAGAGTAATCTTTCCTCGGTACTCTTCTCCGAGCGGGCACGAACCCCGCCTAGGATCTTCGTGCCAGTGTACGTGTACCTCTTTGACATATACCCCCGCATACTTTGCGTACTCCTGAATCCTAGGCATCACTCCCTTCCACACCTTGACATAGAATCGTGGTGTGTTCTTAGGGAAGGTCAGCTTAGTATTTCCCCTTACGCGTTTGCTCTTTGCGCCACTCATTTGCTACCTCCCTAACTTTTACCAATGCCTGCTCTTCGTTGAGTACCTCTTCGCCTGATGCTATCACCGTCTGAGACTTAGGGTCTGCATAGTAGAAGGCCCTAGCTTTCCAGCCCTGCTCGGTGTAGATCAGCATGACTTCAGCCCGTAGCTTTGACCCCCTAGAAAGCTTGGTGGTCACAAAGCTAGGCAACACTAGACGACCTCTTCTTCTTCCACGTAGGTGAAGGAACCGTCGTCATGGTCAGCCTCGATGGTGTCATCGATAGGCTCCCACCCTTCAGCCTCCAACTCCTCTGGAGTGCGCGATACCTTGCTCCACTCGCCCTCGCCCAGGGCAATGGTAATCATTGCGTAGTTTGCGATGTCCATCAGTGCGTCCCTTACCCCTTCTGTGAACCATTCGTAGTTCACGTCTGCCCTGCCACTTACGATCTCGCCATTCATCTCGTTCATGACACGCGAGCACTTGTCAAATGCTAGCCTTGACATGACGCCGTATGGTCCGAGTGCTTCGATGTTCCCCGGTCCGTACCCTGCCTGCCGCTCTA